AGGGAATGGTACAGACCCTTCTTCTGCAGTCGTTGTCCGCATTGTCGCGTCGTGAGGCTCCTTGGATGACATCACTACCATTCTTGTGGCACTCGGAGTTGGCGCCATCCTCGCCTTTCTGGGGCTGAGCCGTATCCGCAAGAAGGATGAAGACGAGCCCGTGCCGCCAGGGAATCAGGCAGCCAACGCTGCCAGGGACATCATTCACCAGACGCTCGAGGATAGCGTAGCCGACATTCAATCCGACATCTCAGGGGACGACCCGTCAGGTGACCTCGCGGATAGAGGGAATGCTCGAAGGAGGCGTCGTTGATGATGTGGCTTCTCCTGATTGGTGGTGCCCTGGGAGCTGATTTGCCTCCTCGTCCTGCAGTTCCGGCACCTGTTGCTGGTCAGTGCGTCAAGGTATACCCCATCCGAGAGGGGCAACCGCTCCCACCTTCTCTGCTCGCATCTCCACGAGCCGCTACGTGTTCCGGGGTGGTTGTCCCTCTCTCTGACTATGCTGACTTGCTCGCCGTAGAGAAGTGGGCCACGGCTATCGCCGCTCAATATGTAGTGGATACCAAGGCCCTTGAGATGGATCGGGACTGGTACAAGAAGAAGCTGGAGGAGGAAATGGAGCCCCTGCCATTCCTTGAAAGACCCGGTACACAGCGATGGTTTGGTAGAATAGAGACTCTGGTTACTGTCGGCGTGGTTGCCGTGGGTCTCAGTGCTGCTTATCAATATGGCTCTGGAGGTCTCAAATGAAGCAAATAGACATCAAGCTGATCATCTGGGTCATCACCGTGGTCTTCCTGGCGGGCGGTGGTTGGTTCAGCCTCCAAGATGTCTCGACCGATGTGGCAAAGATTCAGGAGACCCTGGACGAGCAGGAGAGCAGCATTACGATCCACCTCGCGTCCGACGGGCATGTCGGGGGTACTGATCGGATGAAGCGCATCGAGACCGCGCACACCGAGATGCGAGAGGACATACGGTCACTGATGGTCTCACAGTCAGCCATTTGCCAGGCCACTGGGGCCCGCTGTAGATGAGCACTCGACCCGTACTGCTGGACTACGTGGCTGCTCTCGGCCATGCCGTTTTTGAGAGTGGTCTCCTCAACGTCAACATCATAGGGATCCGAACCGAGAACATCCAGGCCAACAGCTTCGATGACCGCATGTGCTTGGTCTACAAGGATGAACTCGGATGGGTCACTCGTACCTGGGCTTGCACAACCGACCCGGGCACCTACTGGCTCGAGCACCCGATGAAGGTCGCGGGCACAGCCATCCTCGTTCCGGGGCAGTACAGAGGGGCTTACAAGATTGGGCTCCATCGAGGGAGCTACACCGCGATGGTGCAGCGAGGCCCGGGCGACAAAGTCAAGGTCTTCCGCGATGCCAACAAGGATGAGATTCTGGACATGGACCCAGATGAGGTCACTGAGGGGAGATACGGGATTAACATCCATCGTGCCTCCACCCGTGACGGCGGGTCCAGAGATGTAGACCGTTGGAGTGCTGGATGTCAGGTCTTCGCTGACCCAGATGACTTCGATACCTTCATGGGCATCTGCAAGAAGAGCGCAGAGATGTGGGGCGAAGCGTTCACCTACACGCTGGTCAAAGAACCAGAGATGTGAGTGACTGCGCTAAGATGATTGAGGTTGGGGCTCAGGCTTGACCTTCGGTCTCTTAGACCACCTGCCCGGCCCGCACCTGGCTGCGATTCTGGAGCGCTCACCAAGGTCCACCAACAGCGTGACCCAATCTGCGTAGCGTTGTGGCTGCCCTTCTACAGACACGGGCGCGGCAAAGAAGGCTTCCGACAGCCCTTTGACGTGCCGCAAGGTCGGTAGTCGAATGCCAGACTCGAGCCTGCTCACCTCTGGTTGAGTAAGCGCTGCGCGTCGGGCCAGCTCTGCGATGCTCCACTGACGATTCAGCCTATTTGCGCGTACAAATCTGATAAAGGCACTCTCGACTTCTGACATAGTTCCTCCTGAGACATACACCAGAATGGTAGCCTCTTGGAGAGCGGTCGTCAACTTTAGTGCTTGACGGTGTGGTAGCGCTGTACTATTACTTGGTCGAGAGGTAGTGCCCATGTGGGACCAACCGCATTTCCGTTACGTCGTTGAGGCTCGAGGCCAGTGGGACTTCCTGCGTCACTTTGAGCTTCTTGTGCCCGGCACTTTGGCTTGGGGACTACGGCAGTACGTGAATCGACGGGGCGAGCTCAAGTCGCGTAGACTTAGGGTTGAACGCAGTGTCCCGCAGGATCTGGAGGGGATTTCATCTTGCGAACTATTCGTGCCGCTGCATGGTGCGTGGCTCGTAGAGCAAGAGCTACAGCGCGCACATATGCAATACGAGTACTCGTCGACCTGCACCGACGGCGTGATGCCGTGGCCCACAAGTGGCGGGCGGGAAAGTCTCGAGTACAAAGGGCGACTCATAGCGACCGCAGCCGTCAACCGGGGAGAGTTACGATCACACGTCATTGACCTCGCAACACGCTACCAGTTTGCGTCTGCGGGCTGGTCAAGTGGTCGACCTTGGGTGATGAATATCTGGAGTTGCGGTAGCGGGAAGACTCTTGGCTCTATCCTCGGCAGCTTTACGCGCTCGGGTGCTGTTCTTGTTGTTGCCCCAGCCAAGGCTCGGCACGTCTGGTGGTCCCAGGTTCAGGAGTACACGCACTTAAAGCCGTTCCGTGTACGCCCAGCGTCGGAAAGGCGCAAGAAAGAGCCCACATTTGACGAGTATATGGCGGAATGTCGGGCATCTATGCAGCGTCCGTTCGTCATTGTTGGCGCTGAGTCGCTCATTGACAACCTAAGTATCGTTCGAGAGCTGCAGCCTGAGGTTTTGATCCTCGATGAGATCCATACTCATGGCAGCCACAAGAGGTGGAAGGCTATTCAAGAGGCCGACGGTACCGTTACCTTTCACCGACGCAAGACGGCGGCCAGTGAGCGAACTGACTCTACTGTGGACAAGGAGAACCGGGCGGTCGCCATTATGGATGTGAGTCGCATGAGCAGCCTCAACTTGCGCATTGGTCTTACAGCTACGCCTCTGGACGACGGTAGACCACGCCGGCTCTGGTCCCAGCTTGACCTTTTGTGCCCCGGAGGGTTCAGCCATAGCTATTCCCGGTTTGCACTTCGGTACTGCAACGCAAAACCCGGCGATTACGGCGGTCTTGACGACCGAGGGGCCTCAAACCTTCAAGAACTGAAGGCTCGGTGCTCATTCATGACGCATGAGGTCCCCTACTCCGAATCTCACGCCGAGTTGCCCGATACACGGGTGCAAGTGGTCTATTTGAGCCCGACAGAGCTCAATCGGGCCGACAGATGGAGCGATGATCAGACTTTCGGCCAAGCATTGCGCAATATGGCGCGTGGTGCGCGGTCTGGGGGCGTTGCGGCCCGCGAAAGGGCCGTAGAGGCCCGTTTGGCCGAGTCTTGCAGTCGAAAACGGCGATATGTGGTGGATGAAGTGGTTCAGGGGCTCCAAGGTGGGGGCAAAGTGGTGGTGTTCACGGCTCGGCGTCGGGAGGCCGAGCTGTGGGCCCATCAGATTCGTCGTGCCGTGTCACGGGGCGATGAATCACTCGGTGAGGTCCCAGTCTGGATGGCCCATGGGGGCGTTCCGGAAGGTGAACGGGACGAGATGGTCGATTCCTTTCGCACGTTAGAGGGTCCATGCTGTTTGGTCGCTACTGGCCAGAGTATGGGGACGAGCGTTGATGGGATGCAGACTGCGGACCTCGCCATCTTTGCCATGCTGCCTTGGAAGCCTGGAGACTTCATCCAGTGGAAGGGACGCTTCGACCGCCTCGGCGGAAACCCTACGCTGCTGAAAGTCGTAGTAGCTGAGGGTACCTACGACACCAGGGTTGTGGATATCCTTGTGGAGAAGTTCGGGCCCATCAACCAGTTCCTACAAGCTGACGAGCTTCGTGGCTTGGACGACAAGCTGCTTGGCCTTGAAGACCGAGAAGCCCTGTTCGATTCCATCGTGGCTCGCCTGGAGGAAGAATGATTGAAGTGACTTACACTTGCGACAAGTGCGGCAAGACCCATGGACCACTCAAGATACGAACTGGCTCAGCGCCGAAAGCCCCAGACAAGTGGCGTAAGCGCAATGGTTATTTCAAGTGCGTAAGTTGTGTAAGGAAAGAGAAGCAGAAAAGTGAGTCGGCTTACTTCGCCAAGGGCCCATACTGGGTATGCCCAGGTTGCTTCAAGGTTCTTTCAGATGAGCGTAGATACTCTCGACATGTGCAGGGCATTGATCAGAATAAGATTCAGAGCCCGCACAACGACTACAAGCCACATGAACGTCGACACCGTCATTGTAAGCTGCCGCCAGCGATTGACCCAATCGGTCCCTACAAAGATGGTCGTGTGATTGAAGAATGCCTACTTACGGTGCGTCGTGCGTTTACGCACACCACGTTTCACTCAGTATTTCAGCGGAGAAAAGACCGCCGGTTCGTAGACGGGTTCAATCCGTATCACGACGACTGGCCCGAAGAAATATCTAACCAGTTGAGGGAAGCATTGCTGTCGACCATCGGCAAAGAGCAAAAGGCATCAGCATGAGTGGTAGTTTACTCATCGACGCCGGGCGTTCATCATCGGGGTGGTCTCGTATCGGGACGTTCTTTAGGTGCCCGCAGCTCTTTGCCTACGGTGAGCGCCTTGGCTTGGAGATGATCCCTGCCAGTGCGCTGACGCGCGGCTCGATGGGTCACGTCATGCAGGCGCACCAGCATGCAATATGGGGTGCCAAGCAGCGAGGAGTGTGGGTCGATGACGAGTGGCATGAAGACCCCCTCATCTTCCTGTCGCCTGAGGAAGCCGTCAAAGCCTGGTGTGAGCTCAATGGTGGACATGAACACCTTGACCGCATGATCGAGACTTTCAGGCGCTACATGGCGGGCTACCCTGAACCTCCCGGGCGCGTGGTCGCAGTTGAGTACCCAATCACCGCAGTACTGGGCGAGAAGGGCGGCTCGTGGGGTCTATGGGTTGTCGCCCATGAAGAGGCTGGGTTCGACCGTAGTGAGCCCGAAGTGAAAGCCTGGAACGGGGATGTCATCAAAGTGTCTCCTCTTGACTGCCCAGGGCACCCAAACTCTGGGAAGGCCATTGTACTGACCCGTCGTCTGGACCTCTCGATTGAGGACAGCGCGGGGCGTATCTTCATCTGGGACCACAAGCATCAGGCACAGGTGCAGCCCAACCGCTCAGTAGATGGCTACGCGATTGATGGTGGGTTCGCTGCTTTCCGCATCATGGGCAAGCAGATGTACACCGACAAGTTCGGTGGCGTGGCGCTGAACCTCATCCAGACACAGGCTCCATGGCGGGTGGCTCGTCCAATGGTTCCTGCAACTCCACACCGTGATGGACACTTCGCTCAGATGCTATGGCAGGCTGAGCATCAGCTCGCCCGTCTGGACCGAGACAACCCCGACCATTGGTCGTGGCCAAAGGTGCAGCATGAGACTGCATGCGTCACCCGGTATGGCCCATGTCGGGGGTTGCGACACTGTTTCTACGGAGAAGCCGCTGATTGACTTGACGCCCTACCGGGCGCTGTTAACCAAAGTAAGACTGTTTGACCCAAGGACCCTGGAGGATCTGTGAAGCAACAACATGTGCTGCCTACCGTCATGGTGACGGTGTATGGACAGCCCAAGAAGAAGAAGACCAGCGATGCGCTGGCAGCTTTCCCGACGGCGCTGTTTCTTGGCGTGCCCTCGGCGTTGACTCTCGTGGCTCAGAACGAGCTCGGGTTTACCCCTACGGTACATCCGCAGTCGCCGCAGACACTTCCGGAGTTGGTTCAGATGCTGGAGCAACTCAGCATGGATCGCTCCTCGCTGCAGCCGTACGGTGCCTTGGTCATTGATGATGCCAGTCACATCTGCAAGCGCTCTATGCTCCTGTGGGAAGAAGAAGCACCCACTGGGCGCAGCGGCAAGAAGGACCGCTTCTACCAGTACCAGCAGCTCGACCGTCGTCTACTGCAGATGTCGGGACTTGCTCGCCACCTTGGTGTACATCTGGTTCTGACATTCCACGAGCGCCTGCCCGGCACCAACGTCGATGGCATCTTCTGCGCTGGTGGTCCCGATGTGCCTTCACGGAATCAGGTGAAGACTTTGCCCTCGTGGTGCGACATCAACGTGCGCGCCATGATTGACCCGAACTACCCCGACCCGTGGTTTCCGGGCATCTACTACTGCGACCCTACTGACCCTGAATGGATCACTGGTGACCGCACTGGAGTATGCACCAACAGGACACCGGGGAACCTTCGAGAGATACTGCGTGCGAGCCAATCGGGTTACCGTCTTGTCAGACTTCCCGGCCTCGAGTGGCAGGACGCTGTAGCTGACAACGTGTCATCACTGATTGTCGCTGGCGTACCCGTAAGAGAGGCTGTTGTTGAAGCAACAAATGGGCGCACAGACAACCAGCTGCACTTGCGCTGGGCTTGCCAAGATGGTATAGCTCGTGGTATACTTGCCGTGAACGCAAGAAGTTCGCTCTTTGATTTCTCCCCGGTGAAGGAGGCGGCCAAGCAATCTGCAACGCTACCTCCGCCCCCACCCCCACCACCGGCAAACGTATCTTGACGACTGGCTGTCGTCTGGACCTTGGACCTCACCGTCCTTTCACCAACACATAGGAGACCATCGTGGTCACTTTTCAGATTCCAGGTACCGCCCTGCAGGGCATTTCTTCCTTGGGTTCCCGCCCCCCTGAAGCAGGGTTCCATGCTGTTTCCATCGTAGAGGTGGAGAAGAATACCAATGACCGTCCCGGCAAGCGGCGTGTCCACGTCCAGTTCGAGAACGGCTTCCGCATGTTCGACTTCCTGAGCCTGCCGTTCAACGATGATGGCTCTGCTATTGCCGGCCTGACCGACAAGCAGGTGCGTGGTCAGCTTGCTGCCTTCCGCACGATCCTCGAGTCTCTGGGCTATGTCGGCTCCGAGATTGAGGGAGCTCAGGCCATCACTGATGACTGGCTGTTGGCTTCCGCCAACGGTGGTCGCAAGGGCTACGTCGAGTTCGTCCCTGGTCAGCAGGGTGTGCAGGGTTCCTACAGCACCATCAACCGGTGGATGCGCAAGGAGCAGTATGAGTCGCTGAAGAACAGCGGCACGGTCGATAAGGTTGAGACCCAGGCAGCTGCTGCACCAGCCGCCAACGTAGCTCCTCCGGCCAATGGTGGTGGTACTGCTGCACCCGTTCCGGGTGTCGCCCTCCCCCCGCCACCGTCGGCGGCGCAGACCATCGTTAGCTGATGGGAGCTTGAGATAGACCGAGGGTGCCGGTGTACCCTCCTGTGCTGAGCAGGTGAGGCATGTCAGTGGTCGAATAGATGCCTCGACTCAAAAGGAAACAATGCGATACGACCCTCGAGACCACGGTGCGCTATGTGATGAGTGCCCGCTTGGTCCGAGGGGCGCTCTTCGTAAGGAAGACTGGGAGCCTGTCGGCCCTGAGATTCACGCCGATGCTGATGTGCTGGCTGTGGCGGAGAGCCCCGGGCCGGAAGAGGTCATCCATGGCAGACCGTTGGTGGGTCGCTCAGGCAATGAGTGGAACCATGCACTGACTTTCTGCGGCAAGAAGCGGACAGATATTGACCTTGACAACGTTATTTCGTGCAAACCCCCCGGTCAGGCGTCTGGTGCATGGCGCAGTCTTGATAAGTCACTCGACAAGTTGAACAAGCAACGAGCGAAGGACGGAGAGGAGCCGATGCCACATCCAGCAGTGTGCTGCCGTCCACGGCTGCTTCAAACAGCTCAGAGGTACAGCCACATCATCCCGCTGGGAAAGACGGCTACAGCGTCCCTGACGGGCTTGGGTGGGAGCATCCACTCCACCAGGGGCGGCCCACTCAGAGTCGATGACACATGGTCAGTCGTAGGAGAGGATGGCACTCGGCGGATGCTGCCGACCCTACACCCGGCCTTCATCCTGCGCTCACCTGGGTGGCGTCATGTCTTGCATTCCGACATGAGCAAAGCCTTCCGGTGGTTTGATGACAACCTTCAATGGGAAGAGCCCGACATACTGTGGCGTCCCACCCCTGCCGAGCTGGAGGCATGGCTGGCTGAGTCGGCTCCCTTCTTTACTTACGATGTTGAGACCGATGGCATTGAGCCATTGACGTGTCAACTCAGGACGCTGGCTATCGCTACCCCAGACCTCGACGCTCATGGTCGGCCTGCGAGGAACGGCTGCGCTGAGAAGCTCTCCCGTGCTGTAGCTATTGGCTTCCTCTCAGTAGACGGATCGACGCGCTTCTACTCGATGGCAGATGAGCGCCAGCTCAAGGACATTCTGTGTGAGGCATTCACCGACGGACGTGTCTGGGTTGGGCACAACGCTGGGTACTACGACCGCATGGTCATCGAGCACCACTTCGACGTTACGCCTAAGCCTCTGGTGGACACACTGTTTCCTGCCAGGTTCAGGGCACCAGACCTGCCCAAGGGCTTAAAGACCATAGGCTCCATCCTCACGGACGTAGAGCGATGGGAGACTACGGAGAAGGGCACCAAGATTGCCACAGGCTCGGAGGATGACGATGAGCTCCTCCGGTACAACATCGTGGATACTGTTGTGAATGCCAGAATCACAGTGCCACTCATCGATGCAGCTACTGAGGCAGGAGCGTTTCGGCCATTGCCTGACGCACTGAAGCCTGATGCTTGGCCTGGAGAACAGCCGTGGAACCTCAACGAGGTGGACCACACTACACAAGATATGTGTGTAGAGATGCACAAGAACGGTGTGTGGATAGACCAGCCGCTTCGGTCAAAGCTGGAGGCTGAGTACCAGATCAGCGTGGCCAAGCGGTTCAAGCGGCTCACCCAGCTGGCGAGGGACGCAGGTGCTGAGAAGCTGAGCGAGACTCAGGCTGCTGCTGACGATGACATGAACCCTGGTAGTGCAGCTCAGGTCAGGACGCTGCTCTATGACAAGTGGAACCTTGGGATGCCTGCCCAGATGGACGTCAAGGACTTCTACACCGAGTCGGGACTACCCAGCACTGGTGACGCTGTACTCAGGGCACACCTGGCCAGCGGGCTCCTGACTGACGAGCAGTCTGTGTTTGTCCGTGAGCTGCGCCTGTATCGTAGAGAGAAGAACAAGATTCTCGGTACCGTGCTCATCCCCATGCGCCTCAAGGCAGACGACCTCAAGAAGGGGTTGGTGTGGAGTGACGGACGTGTGCGGTCCACATGGAATGCCCATGTCACCAGCGTGGGCCGACTCTCCAGCAGTGGGCCTAACCTGCAGAACATCGGGAACAGGAAGGGGCAGGGACGCCTGAAGGGTATCTTCGCTGCGGCCCCTGGACACATCCTTATAGGTGCTGACCTGGACCAGGCTCACCTGAGGATCGCCGCCAACTACTGGAAGATTCCGCTGCTGCTTGAGTGCTTCGATGAGGGCAAGGACCCGCACAACACACTGTCCTATTCAGCTTTCGGTGACCGGTTCAAGAACGCAGATGGCTGGGGGCCTGACGGGTTCAACCTGTACGACAAGCCGCTTGGTGGCAGTGCTAAGGCAATGCGTGATTGCTCTAAGACGCTGCGCTACGCATCTATCTATGGGGCTAACCCCGCAACTGTATGGCAAGTCATCACCTCTACTGAGACAGACAACGGTGAGCTTCCGTACATCGGCATGACCTTGCGTGAGGTGCGTGTGATGCACGATGCGTGGCTGGAGAGTGAGCCGCAGTGGGGCGAAGCCTGGGAGAAGATGATGATCAAGTACGGGCGGCAGGGCTGGATGGAAGAGCCCATCATGTACCGACGCTCAGGTCCACTCAGTGATGGAAAGCTGAATGAAGTTGTGAACTTCCCGGTGCTCGCAGCAGAAGGTGCAGTGATGCGTCTTGCTGAGATCGCCGTGCGGGATGCGTTTCCCTTCCAGAAGTGGGGGCCGGGGACTGGGATGATTCACCAGTGCCATGACTCCATTGCAGTCGAGGTGCCTGAGCACCTGGGGGAAGGGATGGTTGCGGTTCTGGAGAAGTGCATGACTGTAACTATCCCAGGTTGGGATGTGTCCATGACAGCAGAGGCTGAGCTGGGCCGAACACTCAAGGATATTTAGGAGGCGACATGGGAGAAGGACGCTGGTTCCTGGCTCATTCCAGGCACGATGAAGACACAGACATAGATGTGTGGTGCAGTCGTATCGGTGAGATGCTGACAAGCTGCCCTGACTGGACGGCTAAGGTGACGGCTGGCCGAGATGACTATGAGACTCGGGCGAAGGCTCTGGGCGGCTGGAAGTCGTGGTGCCGAGATGTGCCCCGTGCCGAAGACTACACAGGCAACCCGATGTTCCACGGCATCATCGTGCCTGCGGATGCACTGGATAAGGCACCCATGGTTGGGCGCGCAACAGGTCAGCTTGTCGAGGGGTTCCTCGCGCAGGGTAAGCACGTATTTGGTTGGTGCCCAAGCTGTGAAGAGTTCCGTCGCATTACCGCTGTGGCTGATACTGAAGGAGACTCTTGGAAGGAGTGGTCTACGCTTCTGTTCGAAGATAATGACGACGACGACAAAGATGATACTTGACGCATTGGTATAGATGGTTTAGACTTTCAATAGTTATACGTGACTGACTTCAGACTGAAAACAAGGAGACCCTTATGGGTAAGAAGAAGGGACGCCCCTACGTGGCGTCAGTGCATAGCAATCTCAAGTCGCCGCTTCCTGGTGGTGATGCCTGGAACATCGAGCTCTACCCCAAGACCTTGCTGGTTGGTTCCAACACGAGCCACAAGAGCAGCGTCATCCAGTCAGTTGAGCTTGCGCTTGCTGGTTCTGCTGACGACATCGTGGGCCGGAACGCTGTCGCTGATGCTGCACTGCTGATGACACTCACCTCGAGCGACGAGCTTGGCGTGTCTGCCCGCCTCTCTGACGGAGAGGCTGCGTTGTTCAACGTGTCGCGCAAGGGTGGGGCTATCAAGAAGCCGCAGCATGTTGGCCCTGGCGAGTCAGTGCTGTGCTACCGGGACATCCGGAAGGCGCTCGCTGGTTCTGCAGCTACCGCACGCAAGGCATTCCTTGGTTGGGTAGCTTCTGGTGTGACCAAGAACGATGTGCTGGCGCACCTGGACACCGCAGTACATAGTCGGTACCAGGACATCGCAGACCATGTGGGTCGAGACAAGGATGCAGTCGATACTCTCCTTGCAATCACTGAGTACGCAGGCAAGAAGGCACGCGACACCTCCAAGGAGATCAAGGGTGCTGAAGCCATCGTCGAGGAGATTGGTGCCAACGTCGAGAGCCGCCCCTCTGAAGGAGATGTGGCTGCAGTCAAGGCTGCATATGAGCGGGCCAAGACTGAACTCGAGAATGCCCTTCGGGCTGACAGCGGTACCGGACTGACCGAGTTTGAGAAGACAAAGAAGATGGCTGAGGCCGAGGCGTCTATCGAGCAGTGGCAGAAGGAGGCGACTACGTGCGCGAAGCAGCTTGAGCTGGCTAAGGCAGATTCCCCGACTAAGCCTGAGCACTTCGAGATGGCATCGCCTCTGCTTGACTGGGCGGTCAACAACGACGTGGACCAGTGCCCTGCATGCAGTAGTGCTGTAGGTAAGGCGCACATGATTCTGTGCCGTGACTTCTATGATGGTCAGGTCCAGCAGTGGGAGCAGGCCAACGCAGCATCTATCGAGGCTGTGGAGCAGTTGAGCTCTGAGCTTGCAGTTACCGAGGGGCACCTCAAGCAGTGGTGGGACGAGTACCACAGGCTGGAGGAAGTCCCCATCGCTACAGGCTCAGGTGCTTCCGTAACTGAGGCTCGCAGCCAACTGGACGCAGCACAGCTTGCGATGACCTCTACTGAGGTTGCTGTGTCAAAGTGGGACCAGCTTGTCTCTGCGCGGGAGCGCTTGTCCTCGCTGGGCCTCGACCTTGAACGCTCCAAGATTCTGAAGAAGGAGTGCGAGTCGGCTGTTGGTGCGCTCTTGGACGAGCAGACTGATTCGTTCGTTGATCGTGTCAGCGGCTACCTGCCGGATGGTTGGGACTTCTCCGTCCACCTGCGCGACGGTACCCGTGAGGTCTTCCGGATGGGGCTGCTTCGTGACAACCAGCTTCACTGCTCGCTCTCCGGAGCAGAGTGGGCAACTGTGGTGACGGCTATCTCGATGGCAGTCTCCGAGCGGACACGTTCATCCTCCCCGGTCGTTCTCATCCCAGAGGATCGTGCATGGGACGGCAAGACGTTGAGCTCTGTGATGCGCGCCTTCAGCAAGTTCGATGGGCAGGTCATCATGGCAAGCACCATCCGGCCCACTGGACGTACACCTCGGGGCTGGCAGATTGTCGATATGGATCAGATGACTGACCAGTGGCTGGTTGGTGATGACGAGGCGGAGGGTGAGGTCACAGAGCTTCCACCACCTCCCCCAAAGATCACGCGCAAGAGCCGTAAGCCAATCAGGTCGGCGCTTGAGAAGCCGAAGACTGGAATCATAGTGACAACCCGGAGTGCCATCCTTCTCGAGACAATGGGCTACACGCCAGAGGAAGTCGCTACGATGTCCAAGAGGACGGCTGCCGTCATCATCAAGGAAGGCTTGGGCCCCGATAAGGTAGTCATCGCAGACGACGGGACGTACGGTCTTGTGAAGGCCGGTAAGGTTCTTCAGATGCCTCCGTCCCCGGATGCTTGAGCCATGTCGTCGATGGAGTGCCCCAAGTGTGGATTCGGCACCAGAGTGGCCGCCTCACGTTCCCCCACATCTCACCCGAGACACCGGAACACAGGGCCGGCTCGGGCTGCAGACACAGCTGTTGGTCTGTACACCGAGCACTGGGTGGGCCGAGACAGGCGGTGTAAGGCGTGCAACTACCGCTTCTTCACCGTTGAGCTCCCGATTGTGGACCTCAAGAAGCGAGGCCGGGCTATGCCGGAGTGACCTTGTAGTCTCGGACGTACCGGAAGGACCAAGCTCTATGGGCTCCTTCGACACGGCTGAGGCCATGAGCACCACCGCGCCCAGAAGATGCTTCGATTCGTGGGGCGGACTCAATCAGCTTCGTCGCTGCCTCGAACGCACTGGTTGTACTGAAGTGGAGGGGGGTCTCACCGCCGCAACTTTTCAACCAGATGTTGCCGCCCTGTGGCCCCTTGGGAGCAGGCGCTGCGGTCACTTCTGTTTTCTTGATAGCTGTTGTCTTTTTGATGACGCTCTTTTTTGGCGCTACCTTCTTGGTGGCTATTGTTTCTGGCGCTACCTTTGGCGCTACCTTCTTGGTTCTTTTCCTTGCCATGATTCCTCCGAGTGGGGCCGCCGCCACTGCGGCATCAAGAGTATAACCCCCGCTGTATTTTGGTGCGTTGACCGGTGCTGGCCGAACCGATACAGTAAAAGAGCCGCTGGGTCCCTGGACCCTGCAGCATGACTGACTGACAACTGGACCAAGCCCGGATTCTATCTGGGTTGGAGGTGGCTATGGAAACTACAAGCTCACCGGCTGGGACTGCACCAGCTGGAGAGCAACAAGCTGCAGTAGTGATACTCAACGAGTTGCTGGCTGAATGTAGAGAAGGGAACAACAATACGAGGCGGGCGTCCTGGGCAGCGATTCAGGACCCGGAGGTTATGACCATCCTGGCGAACGGATGGCGGCAAGACGAGGCCGAGCTATCGACCATGTTCGCCACGTTGCAAAGCGTGCCTGGATGTGCCGCCAGGTCGCGCAACCTCCGTAGTGCTGTGAAGAATCTGGCTGAGGACTTCCAGCGTAGGGACACCAACAACATGGTGGACCAGATGGAGCGTGAGCTCAACGTGTCTCAGAACCTTCTGGATGCCTTTGGCAATGGGGCACCCCCACCATCGGTCATCGAGTCATCTCTACTCGAGCGGCTGCGTGTCCCTCGAGGGTACACCATCGACTCCACCGGAGTGTACCGGCTGCGTGCTGGCGCGGATGGTGAAGTCGAGCGTATCAAGCAGTCGTCTGCTCCCCTCTTCATTGGTGGGCGCACAGTAGACATCTTGACTGGTGAAGCCCGGCGTCAGGTCATCTGGCGTGGCCCAAGCGGCTGGTGCTCCAGGGTAGTGGACCGGCGCACCTTGATGGATGCGTCCAGGCTCATCGCCTTGTCTGACTTCGAGGCACCAGTGAGCTCAGCCAACCTCAGCATGATGGTCAAGTACCTTGATGAGTTTGAAGCTGAGAATGGTCATAGACTCCCGAGCATGATGTCTACCAGACGAATGGGATGGCAACCTGATGGTAGCTTCTTACTTCCAGAGGCACACTTCGTGCCACCAGGTGAGCGCACCCAGCAGTTGATCCTCACAGCCCCTACCGGATTCGAGACACTCAGCAAGGGATGGACGACTGGTGGTACATGGCAGCAGTGGCTCGAGGCTGTGAACCTCGTCATCCCCTTCCCCTTCATGTTCGTGTCGCTCTATGCATCAGCAGCTGCACCGCTGCTTGAGATACTTCGCCTACCCGGATTCGTGGTGGACTTCAGTGGTGAGACCAGCGGTGGCAAGACCACAGCTCTGAGGTTCAGCGCCAGTGTGTGGGGTCGGCCATCGGAGTCCTTCCCGACTGCCATGTACTCCTGGGATGCAACCAAGGTGTGGATTGAGAGGGTCAGTGGTTTCCTCCACAACCTCCCGGTCATCCTCGACGAGACCAAGCGGGCCAAGAGCACCAAGACTGTACGGGATGTCATCTACGACTTCTGCCAAGGCCAGGGTCGAGGGCGTGGTTCGATGGATGGCACACGCTACATGGACTCATGGCGCAGCATACTCATCAGCAGCGGTGAGGGAGCGGCCACCTCGTTCTCTCAGGATGCGGGCACGAGAGCCAGGGTGCTCAGCCTCAGAGGCAAGCCCCTTGGGAACAATCCTGAGCGCGGCGGTGAGGTGAGTGAAGAGGTCCAGATGATCCTCGCTGACAACTACGGTCACCTGGGTCGCAAGATAGCTGAGTACCTCGTTGCTAATGCATCTCAGCATGAGGTGATCCGCAACGTCTTCCGTGAGGCCAGAGCGAAGTACGCTGGTGCAGTTCAGACTGCTGTAGCCCGGCGGCATGCTGCCAACCTTGCTGTGCTTGAGGTTGCTGCCTCAATCATTCACACGCTGGGTGTACCTCGCCCGGAGCATGACCCGTTCGCACATCTTATCGAGTGCCAGGAGATTGCTGGGATGGAGGCTGACCGTCCGCTGGCTGCGCTCCAAGACATCCTGAGCTGGGCTGCGTCCAACCAGATACGGTTCCACGGTCGGCATGAGACTGACGGTAGAGGTGGTGTGCGCACCCCGAGCTCTGGCTGGGCTGGTAGGTGGGACAAAGGCGATGTGTGGAAGACTCTCGCTATTACTACAATGACGGCGAAGAGCCTGCTCTACGACATGGGCCACCACCCCGATGAGATCATCAACCGATGGGCTGACCGAGGCTGGCTTGAGGTGACATCGAAGAGCCGTAGCAGAGTGCTCCGAGTCAATGGTGCATCAGCCCGGTGCTACTGCATCACAAGGGCTGCGGCTGACGAAGTGTGCGCTGATTAGAACGGACGCATCAGGTCATTGTCAGGTGGCTCATTGTATCGTGCGTCAGCAGACCTGTTGTATGCCTCTTGCTCGACACTCTCCAGCTCGCACTTGGTGAGCTCAGTTGGCTCGTCATTGTGTGTGTAGATGACGGACACAACCTCAAGCTCTTCGGGGTCGCCAGGTGTGGTCCAGGTATTCGAGGTGCCGGGTGAGTAGTTGAAGGTCACCTCGATCTCATCCTCTTCACCGTCGTCGTTCTCTCGCCAGATGGTTGTAGACATTCGGTCCATGTTGTTTCCTATTCGCCGCCGGGGCAGTGGTAGTTGAAGCAGAGTCTTATGTGTGTCTTGATGACTCGCTTGATGTGTTTCTCATCGAGGAAGATACCGTCGCTTATATTGCAGTGCGGACATCTGTAGCGGAACATTAGTTGTCCTGAACTGAACAACCGTTCAAAGTCTGAGCGTCGTGGTCGTCTGCGCTTGGGTTGAAAGAGCCACCCTTCTACAGGCAGTGTCATGCTTCTGCCGGGGTGGTGTTGGTGACAATCGAGAACACGAGGTCGCTGTTGATGCCAGCAAGAAGGTGGTCCAAGACCCACTTCTCAATCTCCTTGACTGCCTCGGTTGGTGTGTCACCACCTGTGCGGAAGAGCTCTACCTCGTCAACGACCAGGGCCAGGTACTCGACAACGCCTTCTTCTTCTGAAGGGACAGCTTCGATGCTCACGTTAGCGTTGAGGTAAGCGCCCAGGTTTGCCTCGATACCTTCTGCGAGGAAGGCAGCCTCGACAGCCTCTGCGTACTGAAGAGGTGTAAGTTTGTCCGTCATGTGGGCTCCTTATCCAGCTCGTTGCATAGCTGTACCAGTAGAAAGAGAATGGCATCAAAGGCTCGCTGCTCCTGCTGATTTAGCACTTGCAGCATCTCCCATCCTTCGGCCTGCTTCTCTTCTTCCAGGCTCTTGGTGTGATGGTACTTGTCGCGTGCTTCAACTATAGCGGCACGATGTGTATTGAGCGCGTCGTAGATGTCTTTCTTGAGGGCTTCAATCGTGGGTGACATGTTGTCTCCAGTTCGAGGTCAGGTCCACGGGGACTCCTTGTTGTTGTGGGGGTCAGTCTGTTTTCTTCTTGCTGCACTCAGGGCACAGCCAGTTGCCGTCCTTGTCGTAGGTCCAGCCTTCGTTCTTCATGAACAGCGGCAGAGCATCTCGCTTGGGGATGCCGTATGCTTCCACCTCTTCAGTCA